CATTTGTCGGCAGTATTCATCCCTTCAACGTATAAGTCTTTATACCCCAGTTCTTGTAATTTTCTGGAGGTAGCTACACCCATACCACCTGTAATATCGGTAACAACATAAGCCTTATATATGGTACCCCATTTATATATTATATCAGCAGCTAAATCTGGTGGTATCTTACCCAAATATTCCAGTACTTGACATCTTTCATCAAAATCAATTATAATAATAGAAGTAAAATCTTCCGAGTCTCCCCTACTAACGTCACAACCTAAAATATATCTATGTCCTTCCTTTGGTTTTTCCCAGACCCATAACTGATTACCCACAAACATTTCTTCTGGGTCTCTAATATCTTCATTTTTTATCCTTTCTATTGTCTCCACTGGTATTACATTATCCCCAGAACCTAAAAAGGCACTCTCTAACTCTTGTGATATTTTTCTTCTATCATACTTAAGTTTTTTAACCATACTCTCAAACCAATCAGAACACGGTTTATAACCATTTCTAATTAAATCTGTAAATTTATCTAAGTCTTTTTCATGTAAAAATTCCGTTTCATCATAATCTTCCATGTTTAATAGGAAATGCACAATATCTTTTGTTTTTACCCAATATAAATCCTTTGTAAATCTAGGGTCATTTTCCCAGTGAAGTTCTGAGATGTGGAAACTGTTTAACCCTTTTATGGATTGTTCGTATATTTCATAATATATTTTATCGTACCCGTTAGGTGTTGATATTACTATTACCTTACCACCTGTAGATAATGATGCCATACATGCAGCCCAAAAATCATCACCAGCTTCTATATAAGCAGCCTCATCAAAAATAAGTGTTGTGGGTGTAAAACCCCTAAGTGCATCTACAGAAGTTGCTACCGCTTTTACCTCACTACCATTATTTAATTTAAAATGTTTTTGGGAGTCTTTTTCTTTCGAGAACCCGACATTAATCCAATCAGGCCATTGATTTATAAACCCCCTTACTTTGTTTGCAAATTCGGACGCGGTATCTAATTTATTTGCAATTATTAATATTTTTTCTGGTCTTGTTTTAGAAGCAAATTGTAGTTTTTTTGATACCCAAGCTGCGGTTGCTGTAGAAACACCAGCCTGACGATATTTCTTTGTAATGTTATCGTTATATTTTTCAAAATTACTTAACATCATTTTCTGTTCAGGAAATAAGTTAAATGGGACGTATTTCGATTGTGTATTATCGTACGTTTCTAAATACGTTTCAATTGAGTAGTTGGTGTCTTGTAAGCACCTAGCATATTCTTGTATTAACTCTTGTTTATCCATATACTATAAATATCGGAAAAATATTAACCTTTTACAAGTTATATAGAAAGTCTTTTTCTGCTTTTGTTAGAGAGTCCATACCACTTTTATTAATTTTATCTAAAATGGTATCCATATCTAATTCTTCAACAGACGGTGTTTGGGGTGTATTATCTATCTGTGGTGTTGTTTCACCTGAGGCGTCCTCGTAGTCTTCTTGTTTTAATTGGTTGACTATTTCGTCAATCATTTTTTTAACTTGGTCTTTACCTTTTTGACTACCTGATAGTATTTCTTTAGCTAGGGAAAGGAATTGTTCTGCCTCTAAACTTACAAATTTAAAATAAAAATAATTTTTAATTCTTTTTTGTTCGTCCGAATCAAAGAAATCATCTGGGTATACTTCTAAAAATTTTTCCCAAATTACTGGACCTAATCGTAAATCCCAAACTTCAGCTGGTAAAGTATCCTCCATACCAATTACTTCTTGAGCCATGTCTGGGTCAGATGGTAGTCCGTGAGCTGAAACATACTCCATAACACCTTTATATAGTTCATGCACTAATATAGGAAACATTAATCCCTTTGCTTTAATTGTAGGTGGGTCCGTTTTTAAGTCTAATTCTTCTTTTCCAGCCATAGCTTGTTCTGCTCCACCCCCACCAATCATACCTTCCATGTCTGGCATTACCCAATACATTAAATCATTAACTGACATTACTATGGAGTATAACCCAACTAAATCTGGGTTTATATCATTTAATTTTTCATTTACTAAGTGGTACATGTAGTGAGCTTTTTTTGCTGACCCCTGTATTAAAGAATTTATAAATCTTCTTTTTTGTTTTTCTAAATCTAATTTTTGTAACCTTTTAGCGGCCTCATCTTCCATCTCAAAATTAGGAAATTCAAGTTCCTTCTTTTTCTTTTTTTCTTTAGGTTTTTGTTGCATTCCTGACATATTAGGTTTTTCCAGTTTTGCGTCAAACTGTAAATCACCTTCAGGTATACCCATTTCACCAACAACCAACTCTACTGCAAGATTTTCTAAAACTTCTTTATTTTGTGATTCTATTTGTAGTATTCTTTGAGCCGCTTGCATTAACATTGGTTGTAAAGACATGAAAGTTTGTGGGTCTATATTTTCTACTCCTGTCGCATCTTTTACTTTTTGTACAACATCTTGAAATCTTTGGGATGCGATTAGTTCTTCAAAATTGTCTGGAATTCCATCTTTATCTACGTCTGGAAATGCTTGATGTCCACCTAGTGGGTGTTCTTGAGATTTTAACTTACCCTCAATGTCTGGGGACATTCTTTCACGGCCGTCACCGTAGTCAATCGGTGGTGCTTCATTAAGTTTTTTCTTAGCCATGTTGTGTTAGTGCTTTTCCTAAATTAGTTGATGTTAACCAATCTGGTAAACTTGAGTCACTACCTTTAGCTTTTGGGTTTGGTTTTACTTTTGGTTTTTGGAATGGACCTCTTCTTTTTTTCTCACCTGGTCTAGTTGGTGCAATAGTTGGTGTTTTTAAAGGTGCTGGTGCTGTAGTTGCTTCCGGAGCTCCCATATATTCACCATCAACATCTCTATCCGTCTCACTTAACTCCATACCACCAACCGGGTTACCGTCTAATTTTATGTCACCAGCAGGACAAATATTTAATTCTATTACTTGTTCACTTTCTGGTGTGTTTAAATAACCATTCATATGACCATCATCATCAAAACCATCCACTTCTACATTCATAGGGGGTACCATTTCTCTTGCTATCTCTATGACATCCGCAAATGAGTCTTGTTGAGCCTCAGTACCAATTGTATAGGGTGAGTCTACGTCACCATTTAAATTTTCTTTTATTGTTTTTATAAAATTTCCTTTGGTTATGGTAGGTAATTCTTTAGATTCTACTAGAGAAGTTATCCAACTTTCTAGAGCTTCTTGTTCGTTTACATATTCAGGTAATTTTTCATAGTCTGACTTAGTCATCTTTGATGCTAATTTTTCTGCCGCCGCAGGGTTAACTGAGTATAAGTATTTTTGTTGTGCTTTAGAATCGAATTTTTCGTCAATTTCTTTTTCTCTCAACAACGGACTTCCATCTATTTCTACATCAGGATTACCAGTTTTATCGGTCTCAATATCTAATTCTTCTTCGGTTTCTCCCCCCTCCCCTAAAGACATTTCTGCCGCCTGTGCTTCTAAGTTTTTTGATAGTTCTTGTTTAAGTTTTTTTTCGTCATCTCTTAAATCTTCTAGAAATAATTTTTTACTTAATTGTTTTAACTGGTTGTCTGAAAATGAAGATAGGGTTCTGTGTGTGAACCCTTCATTTAAAAATCTTTTAACTAATTCTTTTCTATTATTTAACATGTGCGAATTTCTTATCAAATTTTAATATTATATCTCGTGAATATAATTTATCTTTTACCTTTTGTAATTCTTCACCAAAATGAAAAACTAACCTTTCTTCTTCTCCATTGTCGTAGTCATCTTCGTATGTTTCCCACCCTAGTGCTATTACATTATCTAAAGCGTGTTCCATATTAAAATAATCTGAGTTCTGCACTAAATCTAAAGATAATTTAGTGTTGTTTAATACTCCGACTGATTCAATATATTGTAATTCTGGAGGACCTGGTTTTCCATGTGCCGGTCTAGAGTCCCATTCATCTCCCCATAATTCTTCTGTTTCGTTACCAAATATAAATTCATAAATGTTTTCGTTTTTATAGTTTGGTCCTAGTTCATTTATGAATAAAAGTTTCATACTACTTAATATTTCCGTTCTTTTTTACTACTATTTTTTTGTTTGTGGATTCTAAAATTACATCCCCATTTTTGTTATTTTTTTTTAAATTAATATTTTTATTTTTTTTAACTATTTTTTTAATTGCCATTTCTTGTTCTATAGTTGTAGCTTTTTTAGTTAAAGAATTTTCTTTAATAATATTAGTTAATCTAGATTTTAAATATTCTTTAGGGTCTATTGATTTTTTTTCTTTTTTTGAGATGTATGATTCTAACAAACTTCCTACTCTATTTTTAAGTGACTCCATAGCCATTTCTTC